GTTTATGATCGTGACGATTAATTGCATAACATACAACGGCAGTATCACCGACCATAGCAGGATCCAAGCCGCAAATGAAAGTGAATCCATTAAGGTCTTTAGGATGGCCTGGATAGCCCGCATTTAATGCACCCGCCTTACGCATTCCGTCAATCGAACCACGAACACATACAGGGTCAAAAATAGCGTCATCTGAAATGTCCTGTTGCTGGTAAATCAAAGCCCACGTGGAAGCATCCATAGATTGGCGCTCGTTATATAAGTTGCGACCATTCCAACGTGGGTAAAGTCCTTCTGGTGTTTTATCAGAATCTAGCTGCCCATCAAATGGGGCATCACTTGCAGGCCAGAGAGTTTCCCACTTATCAGGGTCTTCATCTGTTTGAAGTAGTGCTGGCATAGCCAGATACTTCCAAGGTACTAGACCGCCTGGATATCTGTCTGGGTTACGCAGTTCGCGGTACAAGTCAATACTAGCCACGCGGGTTCCAATAATAATGAGCTTACCTGTTGGGTTAAGGCGGGAGCGTACGTCCTGCGTTAGCCACTTAATTTGACGTTCAAAGTCATTAGCGTTGCTTAGGGTTACAGCATCGTCTACAATAATCATATCGGCACGCTTGCCGTAGATCTGACCGCCGATACCGACGGCTTCAATGTTTGGATCCTTTTCACCTGACTCACGGAGTTCATCTCCGAAGGTGATACGAGTTGCCTGCCACGAAGCTGACTTAGAGTTAAAGCCAACACCTGCTGCGTATGCTTGCTGGAGTTCCTCATACTGTGGATGAGTCAGTCTTTGCTTAATAGCGTACAAGAAGTCAGCCGCTAGGCGCTGAGTCTGTGAGACTATTAAGATTCTAAAGTTAGGGTTTCGAGCTACCTGCCACGTTGCGTAGTCAACCGTGACCGTCATAGACTTGGCGTGGTTAGGCGGGATGTTAATCAGGATGCGGTTATCTGCAAGTCCCGTTTCCCACTTCATACTGGGATGGAGCCAACTAGGGTTGCGACCCTCAATTACATCTATAAGATTTTGCTGGTGTGGAAAAGTCTCGGAGTGCAGGAAGCGCTTACGAAATTCAGAGAAGGAAATGTCGTGGACGTCTCCAGAGGCAAAGGACTTATCTTTTAGCCCTAACCTAGTACGATCTACTTTATCGGAGAATACCTTGTCGGTTCTGCGGTAGTACTCGTAGGTCTTCATAGACTTACTAGCTGAGGCGCAAGCCTGTTCGATAGTCATACCTTCTGCTACACAGCCAAGGATGATTCTCTTGGCAATGTCGGCGGAATTATCTGCCACGTGTCATCTCCTATAAGGCGCGAAGCGCCGAAAAAATTTTTGTATAGGCAAGGTGTTGCCTTACGACGGACGTTCCGTCCATCGGGCGGAATGCCCTCTATCGTTACTAGGGAAGATGATGATTACTAGGCGCAGCGTTTGATACAACTATCCCGACTAAAAACCGCGACTGCGGAATGCAGTGGGCTCCCGAAGGAGCCACAGCGACTGAGGGGTAAGTCAGTGCTCAGCCCTAGGGGGCCTCGCAAGAGGCCAACCAGACCGTAGACGGGGCTTTCCAAACTTACAGCCCCTACTGTATATAAGGCAGGAAAAATAGCTCATTTCCCGCTTTCCGTTATTTTATTTTATTATTGTTACGCACATCACATACCGTTTATAAGCTGACCTGCGGTTTTACTAGATCATCTTTCACTTTAGGAAATATATTTATTTGGGGAGTATGGGCACACGGTCAAGCATTATTAACAACACGGGGTCGCCTTTTTGCCGTAGCAGACCCCCCTGTCTGCTTTATTCTGTGCGGGTTGTGCGGTGTTGGCTAGGTAAAGCGGTGCGGGAGACAGTCACTACGGCAACCCCTTGCGCCCTTAACTATTCACTATCGCCTAGAGAGTAAGCCGATTAAGTAACCGAGCTCTGGTATCTGGTGACGCAGCTGCTACCGATAACCCGCAGCTCTGCCCCGCTCTGCTCTCTGCCCTCTCTCGGCAGCTGCTCACCTTCTCGGCTCTGCCCGCTCTTGCCTATCGGATCGGGGCAGAATTGACCCCGCGACACGGGGCGAAAGATAGCTGCTAAATGGTATTGACTCTGTATCCCTATGCCGTATAGTGGGGCATAGCAATACCTACCGAAAGGATTTAACTATGTACCCACAGATTACGCTACACGCTAACGCGTTAGATGTAACACTATTAAAGCGCGCTCTAAATGACTTACTAGATAGCGCTCTAGATGCTGGTGACGTTTACGGCGCAGCTAATTCTATAAAGGATCTACTCACACAATTAGAGGAGGCTAAGTAATGAATACTAAACAAGCGGATAAGATAGCTCTAGCGCAAGCGCGCACACTTTACAATACTCTCGCACTATTAGAGGGTATTGGTAGCGAGCTAGCAGATAGCGATCTCGGACAGCTTAAACACGAGATCACTAAATGGATAGAGCACGCGAAATGAATACACAGACAGAGACTATGACCGAGCTACTTAATAAGCTAGGCATTAGCTTAAAGATTATCCACCGCTCTCACCCTGTAAAGGTTACAGAGTGGCAAGCGCAAGCTAATGCGTACCGCGTAAAGCTATCTTATGAGGGGCGCAGCTATTCCCTTTATTACTATGCGGGCAAGGGAATTAAGAGCGAGCCTACGGCGAACGATGTAATTTACTGCCTAAGCAATGACGCAAGCACACTAGAGAGCTGCTCGGATCTTAAGTGTTTCGGTGACTGTATGGGGTGGAATAGCGAGACGGCAGAGACTTACCGCGCTATTAAGCAACAGACTGCCCGCTTTCATAAGTTAATCGGTGACGCTAACACGCTAGAGCGTATCGCTACCCTAGCGCGAGAGATGTAAGGGGCGAGCTTATGAGACTTACACGGCGCGGGCGCATAGTGCGGGCGGTAGCTATTCTCGCGGGGATAGCTTTCATCGTATGGCTAAGCGGGCAAGTATGGTGGACGGGGACGGGCTACTGTATCGGGTCAATGAGTGAGTGCGTAAAGCTCTAGAGGTGTACGGCTCTCGCCCGCTTGCGGGCGGGCGGGGGCAGTCTGCTACTAGGCAGAGCTAAACTATGGAGGCAAGTATGGAGACACTAGAGAGCACTAAAGTAGGGCTAAATAACATAGAGGTAGCGGGCGATAATCTGCTCACTCTATTAGAGGGCGTAAGTACCCACGCGTGTAAAGATAAAGCTCTAATCGGGCTTAACGCGGTACAGGTAGAGGGCGGGGGAGGGGCGTTTATTGCTCGCGCTACCGATAGATACCGTCTCATAGAGGGCAGTATCCGCACACTAGACGGGCAATTAGATCCCGCGCTTATATCGCTAGAAGATACTAAGCGCCTAATTACTTTACTAAAGGCTCATAAGGGGCACTTAGTTAGCTTTACCCGATTAGGTGACGCTCTTACCATTAGCGCATTAGGTGACGCGATTACCTTTACCCTATTAGATAATAATTATCCCGCGTTTAGTGAGCTATTCACTAAGGCAGAGGGTGACCCCGTAGCAGTGGAGGGTATGGCGTTTAACCCCGCGTTTATGGCAGATTATGGCAAGATAGCGGGTAAGGGCGAGGCTATTAAGATCTACTTTACGGGCGAGAATAAGCCTATGCGTGTACGCATTACAGGTGACGCTATTGTATGGAGAGCGTTACTTATGCCTATGCGATACACCGATTAAGTAATGGCGTACTATCCTCCCCCGCGCAAGCGGGGGCGGGTAGTCTGCTATTAAGGGCAGAGAATAGAGAGAGGTAATGTAATGAATAGCAAGTGTGAGCAGTGCGGGCAAGTGCTAGATCTATTAACCGCGTTTAGCCTTTATCGGGTATGCGGTAAGTGTACGCGGGCTAACCATAAGAGAGTGAGGGCGGGCAAGTGAATAAGTGCGATGACTGCGAGAGCGAGATTACGCTTACGCTAGAAGCCTATGGCAACGGGCAGCTTATGAGAATTGACTGCCCTAAGTGCGGGTTAAGCTACGATACTAATTTAGATCCAACCGATTATGAGGAGGAGAGCAAGTGAGAGAGATACAGTCACCGATTAAACTAGAGTGGCAAGAGGGCGCACACGCGAGAGTGAGCGTGCCCTATTGGCACACTATCGGCGGGCAATACTATGCGTTTAAGGTAGATAACATCTACATCGCGGGCAAGAGAGCTTTTGGGCGAGAGTATGATTTCGATGAGATCTTTACATCACTAGACGAGGCTAAGAATTATTGCCAAAAATACGAGAGTGCTAAGCTCATAATTGTTGCTAGTTAGGGTATAGTACGGCATAAGTGGTACGCCACCCACTGCTCCTCTGCGTTCGGTAGCGCAGGGGGGCGGTGAGAGGTAGACCAACCTCAACAAACAAATGAAAGAGAGGGCAAGTAAATGAGTAAAGAATACACGTACGTAATCGTCTATAAAGAGGGCGAGGGGTGGGAGATAGACTATGAGTCTGAAGAGCAATTCTTTCCTAACGGCACTATCTATAACAGAGAGACTACACAGTGGGAGCACGGCTACTTAGGTGACGGTCAATTTAACGGTAGAGAACTAGAGATTACCGAGACTTTAACATCTGCCTTAGAGTTACTTAATGGGGTGAGTATCTAATGGCAAGCTATAAAGATCAGTGGAGAGTAACGTTAGAGATAGATACCTTTGACGGCGATCCGAGATACTGGGACTGGCGCGTATTCTTTCCTGACGATAAAGTAAAAATAACCGAGAGCACCTGTATAGGGCGCATACTAGAGGAGGAAAGCAAGTGAGCAAGTGCAGAGTGTGTGATACAGACCTATTAGCAGAAGGCATAAAGGATTTAATTCCCCTATGCCACCCCTGCTATGTGCAAGAGAACGATCAAGTAGAAAAGTACCTACAAGAGCTAAAGGAGATGGGCAAGTGAGTGAACCTACGAAAGAATACTGGCAAGCTAAAGCGCAACTATGCGAGAAGGTTGCTATGGATCAGCTATTACAAGCTGATGTGCCTAATGCTATGAAGAACCTAGAGCGTATGGTATATGCTCTTAGCCGTGTAGGTATCGAGAATAAGAGAGAGGCAGAAGGTAATGAGTAAGTGTGAACAATGCAATATAGATATACCCAAAGAACAATTAAGCGGCTTAGGTACTTGCCCTAAGTGCGTGGGAGAATGGATTAAAGGATATAAAAGTCTGCACGATAGACGATACGGAAAGAGGGTAAAGGTATGAATGAAGTAATCAGCTTTCACCCGAAGACATCACCTCTATTCACCTTTTATGAAGTAGTAGATAGTCAAGGTATAGCAGAGTGGGGTGGCAGTGATCCCGTAGAGGCGGTCAAGTGGCTACGCCGTAGCCCTATCAACTCACGCCTACTGGTATCAGGGTGGGACGCAGAGGACGAGGACGCGAGACTCGTCGGGCAGTCCTTAGATATAACTAAGATCGTATTCGCCACGTTAGCAGGAGTCTTATGATACTGGGGATAATCGGAGTAATGGTACTCTTCTATCTATTGCTAGTAGCAGAGGATAAACTTAATGATTGAGCAGGAGAGCAAGACGGTCAGTGGAAAGCAAGCTATTTCGTACCGTAATTACAGAAGAGCGAGAGATCGCGCACTGGTGAGGCTAACACACGCTTACCCCGACACGTACAGGCAACTGTTAGCAGAGGAGAAAGCCTTTGATGAAGTCAATGGTAAGAAGTGGGTTGGTATTACTGGTAATACTAACCTTGTTGTGGGTATTCACACC